GGCTTTCGCCACACTCTTTTTGACTAGGTCTTCCGGCCTAGTTAAATGCTTCCTTACCTAGGTAGAGAATCCTATGGCATACACTACAAAGCCTGTTCACGTAAGATATTATCGCATCTATAGAGATTGGTACAAGGACAATCCTAGTACCTACTATGGTATCGATAATACTTCCGCTTCCAGTCTTTATAGGACTAATGTCATTAGTGGTTCTTCAAATCCTGAGTGGAAGTACCAGATTGCCAAGAAACAGGATGCTACGACCGGATACACACGCGACTGGCTCGAGTTTACACAACCCGTGTTAGAAGCGCGTGGTGCTTTCCCTCTTGGGAGCAGGATACGCGAGAGTACGGTAAGGACTTCTTACTTTCCGCACACCTCAAGTACCTTCTCCTCGTCCTACTATGATGCTAGCGTCGATGATATTGCTTTAAAGCGTATCAAGAACAAGCTAGCTAATAGACTTGGTAATGCACAGTTAATGGCTCCCTTGGTAGAGATGCGCGAGCTCAGTAGCGCTATTAAAGCGATTACAGCGAGCACTACGTCTCTAGTACAAAAGCTGTTAACTATCCAATCGGAAAAGAAGGGTAAAGAAGCTCTCAAGTTCGCCTCGGCTGCTTGGCTATCGTATTCATTTGGTATTAAACCTCTTGTTAACGATGTCAATACAGCTATTTCTTCAGTCCAGGGTTACCTGAATCGAAGGAGAGCGAACATCAGAGTTGCAGGCTCCGCCAAGTTTGAACGCTTTGTCAACTATAACGATAATTGCTCAAACCCAGGCCTTTTTGCTGGGCATGTGTGCTTCTCGTTATTGCTAAAAGGCGTCTATTCTTGCCGCTACGTCGCTGGTATCGATAGCACTTTCCAGTGTTCTAACGATTACGGTATTGGAGATCATCTAGGATTCACTTATAAAGAGTTGATTCCCACATTTTGGGAATTGGTTCCTTATTCGTGGATCGTGGACTACTTCACTACTGTAGGCGATTACCTTGGAGACACATTTGTGCTTCCTTCCGGGAGTACAATATACGTCGTCAAGACTACTCGTCACCTCTTAACCGGCCAAGCTATAGCTGCTATACCAAAGTACGATATGCCGTATTGCATTTCACTGAATACGACACCCGGCTTAGTAAAGTATGCCTGCTTGAAGCGGACGAAGCTTGCTGCCCTCCCACACGCTGCCTTACGCATCAAAATTTTTGATGAGATAGGCAAAAATGCAGTTGATAGGCTGCTTAACCTTGCTTCTGTTCTCATATCGAGGCGGAAAATTTAAAGGCAATACTTATGTCTTTCTCTCCAACCTCTCCTGTTACTGGCGCAGCTGTGTCGGGCTTAACTAGTCCGACATATACTCTCACGACAGATGTTGCTCCTACCATTAATGGCAAGCAGTATGCTATTACTCAGGTGGGTGGGACCCAGACCGGGGTTGACGTGAATTCGGTTTCAAAGCCGTTCACTCTTTCCTGGTTCAGGCCCGCTACTCTTCGTACGCTGCCGCAAGCGAACCCAGTGACTGGGATCATCAAGAACGTACCGATGAACACTTGGAAATTGATTTCCAGAAAGGGTGTTTATCCAGCTCTGAACCAGGCTCCTGTGACTTGTCGTATTACGACTATCATAGAGGTTGCGGCTGGAGCTGATGTTAACGAGCCCGAAGATATCAGGGCATTGGTGTCGTGCCACTTTGGCGCCGGCTATTCCAATGCTTCTGGTATCGCGGATGCCGTTATCTCTGGTGTGTTCTAATTAGTGGTATGGATGAGTTCCTCTTGGTCCTCACCCTTATAGCCTGCCTTATATATTTCTATATATACGGTTAAGCACCACTATGATGATCTAGTCATTAGGAGAATCTCTTATGGCTAAAGGCGTAAACAGTCAGCATCTCGCTGCGTTCTTTCACGCCATGCAAGATGACTTGTTACCTCAAACTCGCGACACCCTGATTAAAGGTGAAGCAAGGAAGAGGTTGCGAGATAGGTGCACCAAAAAGGCCCTTCTCGCTCAAGACTCTCTGAGAGCTAAGACCTTCGCATCTTTCATCGAGACGAACTCTTTGATGGAAGGAAGGGACCATACTCTCGATCGAGAAATAGTTGACAATGCGGCATGGTTTATATACAACATGCTACATCGTTACACTAAAAGAGAGCGAGCTGAAGACATTCAGCAAACCCTCGATCTCGATTTGCTCTTTTCTTTTTGGCAGTTTGGCCCAGGCGCCAGTAATGGCGTAAAAGGTACTCACACTGCTGTGAAGTTAGAGCAGCCTTGGTCTTGTACAAGTCAAGCTGAGCCGTTGGTGTTAGAACTTCGTTCTAGAAACTATTACCTTTATGCGAATGACTGCATGGGGGGAATAGCTACAGTAGAAGTTGACGGCTCGCGTCTTGCGACTGTACCCAAAAACCAGGAAACGGAACGTACCATAGCAATAGAACCATTAGGCAATATGGCTTTGCAGCTTGCTGCAGGCAAATATTTATCTAATGCTCTACGCTGTATAGGTTTGGATATTTCGAGTCAGCAACCTAAGAATAAGGCGCTGGCTTGCTTAGGCTCTTTAAACGGTAGTTTCGCAACTATCGACTTAAAGTCTGCCTCTGACATGATATCTATACCTTTAGTACGTGCTTTATTTCCTAAGCCATGGGTTGAGTTTTTTGAAACCACCCGGTCTCATAAGACTCATATACCAGGTTATGGAAGCGTCGAATTGAACATGATGTCAACTATGGGGAATGGTTTTACATTTCCTATGATGACAATCATATTCGTAGCTCTACTCTATGCTTACCGAGCATGTCTTGGTGGGCCTACCCTCTGGGTTGATTGGAGTACTGCTGCCGTTTACGGTGATGACATCATCGTTAAAACGAACGAATACGACAGCTTTTGTTCACTTCTGACGCAAGCGGGTTTTATCATTAACCATGATAAATCCTTCTATGATGGGCCTTTTCGTGAATCGTGCGGAGGCGATTATTACGCTGGAATAGAGATTACTCCATTCTACGTGAGATCGCTTCGATGCGATTCTGAAGTATATATCGCACTTAATCAATTGCTCTTTTGGTCATCTAAACACGATATTTGGATGCCCAAGAGCTTTGACTATTTGCTTTCTATACTGAAAGGGCCAATCAAACTGGTACCTGAGTGGCACAGCTTTGATGAAGGCTTGTGTACAGTCAGTGTTCTAGGCAGATATAAATACCTTAAACGAGTCCAAATCTACAGTAAACTCAGTCCTGAGTCTCTGTATGCTTGTATGCTCGTTTGCGGCGGCTATGTCAGGCCTAGTGGGGCGGACCTTTTATTCTTGCCGCGAAGCAATTTCGCTAAGTGGCAGGTCCGTAGGGCCAGGATACCCAAAAGTATCCTGGATGGGTGGGATCCCTTAGCAGGGTCCCGCGCTGACTCATATAAACGTGCTAGGTATTTGCAAATCTACTTAGCCTGAGTCGGCAAACAAGGG